ATGTTTTAATAAAATTGGCGGCAACTTCATATGCCCTAGGATGCTCAGACTCTTGTGCAACCAATAATAGGTTGTCAATAGCTCCGTTACCTTTATCTAGTAATGATTTAATGTTCTTTCTGGCCAAAGCGGCATCAGTTTCAACCTCATCACCAACCACAACTTCAGTAACTTGTGTTGCCACAACTGCGGCTGTTGTTTCTAGTGGTTCAATGTCAAAGATTTCAGACAGGTTATCATTTAGTTTTTTCATATTAAAGTATCTGGAAATTCAATAAAAGTTTCTTCAAACCCGTATGGTTGATTTACATTTGCCGTTGGTGGATTAATAGTAGTGATAACAATAGCTGCTTTTGCCAATGTATTATCCACACTTGTTACTGTAAACGAAGCATTAGAATATACGCCAACAACTTTATCGTTAGCACTAACTCTATCACTTAAATCCGACAGAACCAACACACCAGTTGCAGTATTACTAAAGTATAAAACTTTACCTGTGATGCCTTTGGCCTCTACTACAATATTTTCACCAGTAGTATAGACACCTTTACCAGTTGCAAAGTTTACATACATTCTTTGGCCACTTAAATCAGTATGGTCGGTGTATATATTGGTATTCGCTTGTTTAATTAAACCATCGTCATTATCAGAATAAACTGGTGGCCAAATATATGCTTTGGCAGTAAATGTTAAATTCCAAATAATCAAACGAGTATTCATCAAATCGCCTTCATAATCAACTTCAGGACTTACTGAGTTGAGAAGAACAGGCATATCATACTTTTGATCCATTTTTCCAATAAAATCTACCGTAACTGTAAAGTCAGGTGTAAAGAAAGGAAGAATTTGCTCTAAAATTTGTGTGCCATCTTCTGTATTACGAACATAAATGGACAAACTAAAATCAAAATTGTAAGGAATAGGAACATATTGTTTTGCAAATTTACCAGAACTAAACCCAAAATTCTGCATTGTAGTTTGTTGTTTTCTAGTAGAATCATATGCCATTCCAACCAAATCAAAACTCATACGAGGAACAACTGTGTTGACTGATTTGGTAAGTGTAGGGTCAGAAGTAATACGAGTTAAGTATTTCTCTTTAGCGCCATATGATAATGGAACTTTAGTTACTTCATATGCTGTTAAACCATCTTTTGAATAACGAATCAACTGCACATCATTAAACATTGAGCCAAATGCCACCACAATTTTACGAATGGTACGATTATAGAAATGTGGATTATTTAACATTAAGCTTCACCAAATGGATTGTGTTCTGTGAAATCAAGAATAGCATCTGATTCAGTTTCAATTCTATTATTATCCACAATATCTTCAAATGCATTATCCATTGTGGCAGTATCAGAAACAGTATTCAATGTCCAAATTGCACCACTTGTATTGCCTCTTAATGAACCAGCACCAAATGTTCCACGAACTCTGTAAACATCAAGAGAAGAACCAGTTGTATAGCTGTGAACTAATGCTTGTGCTGTTGCATTAGCATATGTGGCATCTGGACTTACAAATACTATTTCATCGTTGATGTATGAACCAGAACCACCAGCTTGTAAGGTAAGTCGTGTGCGTGGATATTCATCACGGATTTGACCATCAATTTCTTGATTACCTGTTTCAATAACTTCATTAGAGAATACAAATTGTTTCATCTTTAATGCGTAAACATAAACATTACCACCACGACCACGACCTAATGTGTAATACATGGCCTGATTATTTTCGTGTTCTACAAAAGTAATTTCAAAAAAGTTTTGTAATAATGGAATATAAACCAAATCACCTTCAAATGGACGGGTTTGATTTACTGTAAATTGAAATCTACGGCGGGACATCAATACAGTTATATCATCACGAATTTCTAAACCAAATTTAGAAATAAAATCACCTTCACCTTCCATACCCGTAACATCTTCCAAATACATTTCAATAGGATATGCAGAAGTATATTGTTTTAATGTATCTTCGCCATATAGAAAGTCAACTTGGTCACGAGTTGACCTTGGGAGATAATAAACATCCATGCCATTGATTTGCATAGCCTCAATAACAAGGTCTTCCACCAGCAATTGCTCGCTGGTAATTTGATTTATTGGAAAATTATTGAAGTAAAAGTTTGTTGACATTCACGATTAACCCATCATAATTTCGCCAGGCAACACATTGATAACATGGATTTGTTCTTCTAATTTATAAATTTCGGCCTGTGCTTCTTGCATAATACGGGGACCATCAAGTGTTACACCACCTGGCAATTGTATGCCAGCAAATTTAGAAAGATTGGAACCCCATTGATATTTAATCAATGCAGTAGTGTATAATTTTAAAAATCTATCATTCCAAATATCAGAGTAACCAGCAGAAGTCATTGTTGCACCAGACTGTGTAGATGTGAATGGGCCACGAACTGTGATAGATGTTGGTGAATTAATTTTAGCAATCTGTAATGTTTCTGTACCAAATGTAATAAAGTCGTTCTCTAAAACTTCTTGGTCAAAAATAGTACCAGTACCAACTACTGTATTTGCGTTAGCTGTTGTTGCACAAGTACCAGTTAAAGTAATAGTAGATGGATTTAATGTGCGGTAACATTCAACAATAACATATTGACCTGGTACCAAATCACTATCCCAATTAATATCAAGAAATACTTTATTCTGTTTACGATTGAATCTAAACTGTGGTGTACCGGAAAACAATAAGTTTAAGGTGCGAATATGTTGCATAGTAATTTCATATGACACATACGATACCGATGTGAAGTCATAAAGGTCGTGCAATCGTAATTGATAACGCAAGTCAAACATATTGACTGAAGCGTTTGAAGCATCAAATGGAAACACACCAGTTACAAATGTAACCGCATCAGGTGCGTAAATCCAACGGCGATTAATATCTTCTACCGTAATTTGATGTTTCATATAAATCTTTTCAGTACCATCAAAGTGGTAATCTTCAAAGAATTGTAATGCTTCGTCTATGCGGTCATCTACTTGGTCGTCATCCACATTAATATCAATGACAGGAAAACCAAGTTTTCTTTTACAATATAATGCCAGTTCAGCTCTTGACTTTGGTTTTGCCATTTTTTATCCTAATGCAATTGAAAGTGCCAACACATCACCAAGTGTTGCGCCACCAGAAGCCGCTGTTGTTTGTCTTGTTCCATCATCAAAGATAATACCGTTTGCAGAAACATTACCTTTAACACCAATACCACCAACAACTTGAATAGAACCAGTTGTATTTGATGTTGACGCTAATGAAGCTTGTGCAATAAAAGCACCGTTAGCGGCAAATTGACCTGCATTTATACCACCAGTAGTATAATCTTTATCTCTAAGTGTCGCACCAGTTTTAAATTGTATACCAGTATTTGCATAAAGCATTCCATTAGATGATGCATATGCCTGCATACCAATACCTGAAGCAAAATCATTTGATTTAACTTGCACAATTGAATATGCATTTGGTCCATATGCTTGACCCCAAACACTTGCAAATTGACTTATAGTTACATTACCATATACACCACCATCAACGGCTATTTGGCCTGCAATAGTACCGCCATTGTTTGCATCTAATGAATTATTAGCACGAATAAATGCTGAGTTTGCTTTTAAGAACGCAGAGTTAGCATAACTAGCGGCACTATTAGCAACATAATCTGGAGTGTTTGCTTGTAAGAAAGCTGCGTTGGCAGTATTCCAAATTATTGTACCATTGGCACTTGTAACGGCATTATTAGCAACTGTAAATGAAGCATTAGCAGTATTAAAAGCTGCCGTAATACTGTTATTCTGTGTTGTATCGGTTGCAGTAGCGGCATTGGCTGCGGCAAAAGCACCGTTAGCATAAGTGGCTGCGGAGTTAGCAGTAGCCCAAATAATTGAACCATTTGTAGATGTTACTGCATTGTTAGCAACAGTAAAGGCAGCGTTTGCTTGTAAGAATGAAGCGTTAGCTGAGTTCCATGCAATCGTGCCATTAGCACTTGTAAAGGCACTATTTGCTACTGTGAAGGCGGCATTTGCTTGTGCAAAAGCACCGTTAG